ATTTACCTTTATCAAATTCAGTTTTATGAATCATATCAAATATCATAAACGTAGGATTTTTAATTTGGTGATCTTTACGTCTAAGTTCTTTCATTACACCTTGAAAATCTTCATTACCATCTTCGTCTAATAAACATATTTCGCCATCAAACACATAATTAATAACACCTGTAGCTTCAATTGCATATTTAATTTTATTCAATGTAGTAAATTCTTTACCCATTCTACTATATAATGTACACTTACCTTCAGTATCTGTAACTGCTAAACAACGTACACCATCTAATTTTCTTGAAGCATACCAATTATCATCCCAATCACATTTACCTTTGTATTCTTGAGCTAATGCAACAGAAAAAGTAGGAATTAAACCTGGAACAGCTTTATTAATTACTTTATCTCCCGCTCTTATATCTAAGTTTTTATCAATAATTCTATATAATAATTTTCCATATTCATTATTTTCTACCCAACCATTTACTAATGTAATTGCTTCATGACCTGTAAATTTTCTATCTGATAATGAATCTAATAATTCAAATGGATATAAATCTCCACCATCATAATAACATTTATCACTATTTTTCTTACACGTTTTACTTGTAGTATAATATTGTTTGTAGGGGTTATAAGTATATTCTAGTACTTTATGTATAAACGTACTACTACGCGCTATAATCGCAATTTTATCGGTAGCACTACTAGTACTCCTCATTTCTTCTATAAATTTATTTAATTCTTCCATTGGTTCCATAACTTTTATTTTTGGTTAATTTTCATTTCTTTTACATGTTTACAATTGCCACTTGACCTCCAATAACCAGGACAAGTACAATGGTATTTACCAGATTCAGGGTAATACTTTGTTGTATATTCACCTAACCCACTTCCACTTATATGAGTTTTAATTACTGGTTTTGATTTTACTTTTAATTTAGGTTTAATCCAATTTATATCATTTAACGTAGTTTCAGGTAGTACTTCTTGCCATATAGGTACAATATATTTTTTTCCTCCAACATTTGTTAATGCGGGGGGTATATGATGTTCATAATCATATTTAAATAATTTAAAAGAAACAAATGGACCAAACCCTTTAGGATTAATACTAAAATTACTTTTTTCTTGATAAAATCTTCTAGTTCGAAGATTACCATATTTGTTTAAATTAGAAAATTCTACTATAGGCATAACTTTTATTTTTTATTTTTTAAGTTTTTAAATGTATCTACAAATGATCTATCCCAATCATTACGTAATTCAACTTTATTATCTACCATTAGTTGAGCTATGTTTACACCAGTATCACCTCTAAATTTAGGCTTCCATCCAGAAGCTTTTAATCTTTTTTGTTCTTTTAAAATTAAATCTAACATTTTTATAACCTTTATTTATTGTTTTCCGGCGTTCTGCCTTATTTACATGGTAAATATACGAAAGATATTTCAGATATCCAAATATTTTCGCGGGAAAATTAGAAAGACGTCCTTAGGACGCCTTTCTAACTGATGTATTTATATTACTATTTCTTCGCAGTGAAGAATGAAGCAATAAGAACTAAAACAACTAAACCAACAAACCCACCATTACCTAATGAGCTTACAAGAGCTGTAAGGTTAGTAACAACATCAAAATTAAATATTGCACCACCTGTTAATACGTACCATAGGATTGTTACTGGGATAAAAGCTAAAAATAACGCGCTTAATCCACCTAAAAATCCATTTAAATAAGAAAATACTTTTTCCATTTTTTTAGTTTTTTAATTAATACTAGTTTAAAATTTAAGACCTACGCCTAACGTTAAGTTAGTCGTTTTGTCACCTGAGTTATAAACAACCTTAGGATCTACAAACACTCCTTTGTGAATAGTAAACAATTTACCAATACCAATACTTAGATTATCTGTTTCTAAATTTGGTGCTGAAGCATATACAAAATATCCTCTAAGAAAATATCTTGCATGTACATCAATAACTTGGTCAACAGTTGAATCAGCTTGGGAGATATTTAAACCTACCATTAACTTATCAGTTAAACCATACCCTACTGTTGGGCTTATAGACCATTCAGTCCATGCTGTGTTAGAAATGTCACCTGTACCTATGTAGAAGTCACCTTTCTCCTGTGCGTTTACTCCAAGTACTAATCCTAGTCCTAAAGCTAAACTCAAAATCATTTTTTTCATTCTTTTGATTTTAATTAATAAATAATATGTAAGACCATCTTACATATGTTAATATATGGGACTATCCCACATATGCTTTTAATACTTTTTTGGGAAAACGTAGCGAATGCCACTTTTTATGTGGCATTGTGTACATTTTTTCCAAATGTATTTATACAATATACAAAATTACTTTTGTATAGCCACACTAAATTAAAAAACTTACGCAATTGTGAACAACGCGTAGTTCATAACTTTATTTTTATTTTGATAATCTTTTAAATTGTTCTTTAAGAGTTTCACCTCTCCAATTTACTGCTTCTTCAAATGCACCTGACGCTGATTCTCTTTCTATAGCATCATCCCCTGCTGCTGCATCACTAGAATCAACTTCTATGTTATCTTCTTCTCTTACATATTCTGTGTTAACTGACATAAACTCATCAAATTCATCAAGTATACCATCAGTACCATCTGCATTTATAATATCTTCGTAGTGGGTATCGATAAAAGATTTAGCTATATCAGCATCTACACCTCTTTTACCCACAACTAATTTTATTATCATTCCTTCAACTTCCTCTTTATCATCATAAGGATCTAATCTATAATCTATATTTTCTTTTTTCATATCTTTTATTTTTTCATCTTTATCGATTGCTTTATCCATTAATTTATGATTTGCTCTGTCTGAAGGGACTGCTCTTCTTTCTTTCATTGATTTTTCTTCATCAACAGGACCAAACATTGTAGCTGCAGATGCTAATTGATTAGCTAATTGGTCTATCATACTTCTAGTTCCTGTATTTTTTATTTCAACCCAATCACCATCTTCTTCATACCAAATATAAGCATAATCGGCACCATAGCTATCAATTTGACCAGCCATATCATATAATGCATCCTCCCATTCTTTATCAAGTCTTGTTTTTTCAGGATTCATTTTATTTTTAGCTTCTATAGTACCATCATCAGTTATATATGAAATATAACCTTCGTTTGCTACGAATTTTGCTTTTTCATCACTATTATAATGTTTATCTAACATTTTTCCTAAATGATCAGGATAACCATCATAATGATTATAAGTAGAAGTTAATACTTTATTGTCATCTAAATATCCTATAAGTGCTCTTGTTGCCATTTTTATTTTGATTTATACCAAACTGCTGATATTTTAACACCATCAACATCCTTAATTAATACTTTTTTTTTAATTTCTTCTTCAACTAAAAGACTTTTATCCCAATATTTAGGATTTTTACTATTTAATTTCCTTTTTTTAGCCATTAGTATTTTCCAAAATCATCTGGGTCATCAGATATATCGGATTTCATTTCACTCATTTCCATATCAGCTGATGCATCTGGAGCATCATGTGGTTCTACATTATATTCGTCTACAATTTCTTTTTTAGCTTTTTTCTTACCGTTTGCTTTATCTAATTGCTTTTCATATAATTTTTTAGATCTTTCTAAGAGTTTAATTTCTCTTTGCATTTCTTTAACTCTTTTTTTATCTATTAATTCTGATAGATTTTCATCTTCTTGAACCATATTAATTCTACTATTTTTAGCTTCAATAGCTTCATCAATAGCATTAATTTTAGCTTCTAAAGTAGTAATAGCTCCTGCTTTATCAATTTCAGCTAATTTTTTATCTAATTCAGATTTTTTACCTTCATTTAAGGATTCAGTATTTTTAGCTTCATAAGCTGCTTTTACACTTTCTAGGGTTGGTAACGGTTCTCCAGTTTTTCTAGTATCATATCCTGGGGCGTTTTCGTTTAATAACGTTTTTCCGCTAACAAACTTTTTAAGGTCAAAATTATCCATGTTTTTATATTTTGTTATAAATATATGAAAATTAAGTTAGATTATATTTTTCTCGACAGTAATTAATAAGTGATAAACCTACGCCAATTTCTAATATTTCTGCCTTTTCAGGTACTCCTGGTAGTTTTTTAGCTAATAGAATATAATCTACATTTTCATTGTTCCATATCTTTATTTTAGTTTTAGCATTTGAACGATTTGAAGTTTTAAAAACCATAACTACAGGCATTTTACCGTATGCTTTACCTTTTTCTATTTTTATTTTTTTATATTTTTTATCTTTAGAGTAAAATTGTTCTACTTTATAAGCACCTTTTTTAGACTTTTTATCATCAAAATGCCATATAGATCTTCCACCTAATTCTGGTTTTGATGGATAATCAAAAAATTCTAATGTATACTTTGTTTTACGTTCAATGTTTTCAGATGGTCTACCTCTCATAACTTTTATTTTTGTTTATAGGATAAATATACGAAAAATTTTTTAATAAACCAAATTAAGATTTAATTTCATTGATTTGAGATAGATAAACTTCATATAAGGCAGTATTTCCACTCATTTTAGCTTCATGAGCTAAAGATTTTAATTTTTGCATTACTAATAAACGTTCATTATCATCAACAACCCCATCTTTATTTAAATCTAATTTATCATAATGTAAACCATCATTACCATTTTGACCTATAATATTTATCCTTTCTTCATCTTTATCTATTAATCTATTTTGACTCTCACTTGTAGCTAATTCAAAATCAGGAGATTGTTTTTTTGATTTAGGTTTTTGGTTTATAACTTCAACTTTAACTTCTGAAGGTTCATACATTTTAGGTAAAGGATAAGATTTATCAAACTCCATACCTTCAGGAACAGACATTTTTACCTTTTTAGGTTGTCTTATTTTTATAGATTTAGGAATAAAAGATGTTGTTTTTATCTGTTCAAAAGCAAAATTAGCTGCTACTACTAAAGCAATAGCTAAAGGATCAAATACAAATATAATAGTCAATAATAAATAATTAATAATTTGATCCATAGGTATTCCTGTTAATCCTGATAGATATTTTAAAGGGCCTAACTCACTAGAAACAGCATCACTAGTTCTTACTTCAACTATTTCAGTTTCATATTGAAATATTTTATCATTTAAATTATCAACTTTAGCATTTATTATTGTTTGTCTTTCAATAGCTTGATCTAATTGTTTTTCTAAAGCTCTACGAGTTGATGATGAAGTTGTTGTAACTATATTACCACTTGTGTCTGTATACTGTATTATATTGTTACTTAAACCATTTCGTAAACTTGTTACGGATTTATTTATACTTGATTTTTCTTCATTATATACAATTAACTGTTCTTTTATGTTATCCCTTTTAGTTTCTATTAGAGTAATTTGTGCATCTATATTTCCAGATTTTGAAGCTGTTTCTTGGTATGCTGCAGATAAAAATCCATAAATACCCATAGAAGTTATTAAAATTAAAATAAAACAAGCTATAGATAAATACCACTTTAAAAATTTTGGTAAGGATTTTCTATATTGATATAATAAAGATGCTATAACTAGTTTAGCAATTTCTAATGACGCTGCCATTACTATAACTGCAACAGCTGCTCCTGCAAATAATTTACTTAAACCACTAACAGAATAAAATGCTGCTGAAATAGAGACTGATAGTGCGGAGAATGCAATTATTAAAGGAAATAATCTTATTTGAATATTTTTCCACATAACTAATTTTTTAATTAAACAATATCTTTAGACTCAATAAGAGTATAAGTAAATGAATTACCCCAAACATCTCTAGCTTGGCGTAAAATTTTCATAAACACCGCAAAATCTTCATTTGAAGCAATTACTTGACAACCAGCCGACCATTTATCTACTCGAGTTGATTTACCTCCTGTTTTAGCTGTTGCTCTATGGATGTTAATCCCAAAAATACCTTTTTCAATATCTTCTTCTAAACAATCATAAACTCCATCAGTATTATCATCACGATAAACTTCTAAAGGTTTAGCTTGTCTTAATGCCTCATATTTTCCTTGATGTAAACCAATTTTATGAGAACTTCTGTATTGTCCTGGTTTTAAAATTGCTACACCATTTGGGTTTAATAAATTTTCTACCCAATGTGTCCCTGGGTCTGTTGTACATTTAAAGCAATGAAATTTCCATTCATTATCTAATTTATAAGATAAAGTTATACAATCATCAAATGCATTAGTAACTCTATTTTTAGTTTTTGAATTTCTTACACCTATAATATTAACATCATAATCTCCACCAGTAAAGTATTTATAACCCTTACTAATCATCGTTTCTTCAATTTGTTCTCTTGTATAACAACTCATAATTTAATTATTTTTTTGCAAATTTTTCAACTCCTGCTATTCCAAAACAACCTATTACAACCCATGTAAATGAATCATATATTGTTTCATTAATTACTAAATCTTTACCTGTGTATCCAGTTAATAAATCTAATAAAGCAAATAATACCATTACTAAAAATGCAATAAAACCTACTACAGTTTTTTCATTCCACTCATTATCATTTTTAAATATTGACCACATAATTTTTTATTTTATAATTAATATATTTAATAAGTTATAATCTAACATATTATTTAACTGTAGGTTTAGGCCATACAGAAGTTGTAAATGTTATAGTATTATTAATTGATGATGGGTTTCCATCTTTAAATTCTGTTTCATATACCCAAGTTGCTGATCTTGCTGTAGCATTACCTGGCATTGGTCCTCCACCATCATTTTCGTTATTTATTTTCATAGTATTACTACCATCAAATCCATATTCATAATTCCAATTACCATTACTAGGAGATATACTAGTTAATCCTTTTGGAGGTAAAATTGTACCTATAAATGAAGTTGCCCCTGCTAATGGTTGAGTATTTGAATTTGAAAGTAATGTATCACCTATAGCAATAGTATCATATACATCATTTTTATCCATACCCATAGTTCTGTGCCAATAAATTAGTTGATCTGTATTGTTTACTACATATAAAGTAACTGTTGCAGGATCCATTTTTACATTTAAAATTGAACCATCTTCTTGTATCATTCCAGCTAAAGCTGGGTCTACTTTTTTATCACTTCCACATCCAATAACTAAGAATGTTGTTAATATAAGGGTAAATAAATTTTTCATTTTTGTTTTTATTGTTTAATTATTTTATTTATAAATCTTTTTTCTTGATAAATTATTATCACGTGATAAATACCAGAAGGAAAATCACTCATATTAATTCTTTTACAATTTTCTTCTTTTAATATTAATTCTCCTGTTATATTATATAATTCTACTTTAATATTTAAACGAGTATCAATATTTACTATATCTTGTGCAGGATTTGGATAAACTCTTATACCTAATGTAGATAAATTTTCAAGTGAAGTAGGCCAACCTAATTCACAATAATTATACATTGATTGGCAACTTACATCCCAGTCATTAGTACAACAATAATTATCAACATCAATTACCCAAGCATAACATCCATCATTTAACCAATAAGGTATTCCAGGTCCTCCATAACAACCAGCATCATATAAACAAGCTGTTGTATCTGAAACATTTGCTGTAGGATCATAATTATAAGCAGACACGTCAGTACAACCTGAAATTGGTGTAACACATGACCCATCATCAAAACAAGCATCTGGGTCATAATTTACTGCTGTTGGGTCAGTACAACCTCCTATATAACAACAAGAATTATCTAGTGTATTTGCTAGTATATTAAAATTAAGTGCTGTATTATCGGTACAACCATATATGTAGGGTATACAAGATCCATTGTCTGTATTTGCTGTTGGGTCAAAATTATATTGCGTTGAGTCTGTACATCCATATATGAAAGGAATACACGAACCATTATCAGTATTAACATTAGGGTCATAATTAAACATTATAGGATCCATACAACCATAGATAAAAGGAATACAACTACCATCATCTGTATTTGCTAATGGATCAAAATTCCACATCATTATGTCTATACAACCTAAAACCACTG